CTCACCTGCACCTGCAGTTCTTTTTGTTGACTCAAACACACCAAGTTATAATGGTCCTGGCGGTGGTAATTTTAATGATAGACCTGTGTTAGGATTTTTTGCTGGTTCGGGAGATTCACGTAACAAAACAACTAATGACGATGTAAGAAGAGCGCCTCGTCCAGGTGCTTTATTAATTTTTGAAAATGATACATAGGAGTAATGACTGATGGCTAAGTGGGGTATATTTGAACAAAATGATTTAAGAAACATAGCTCTTACTGATAGTGAGAAGGATTCTTTAATTGAAAATAGAATTACATATGTAGCAAAAACTTTAACAGATGATCAGGCAAATAATGCTTTAAATGAAAAAAAAGATTTAAAACTAAATGGTGATACTATTGTTGAAAGTGATGTTGATATCGCAGATTACAACACAACTGCTGAAAAATCTAGAGATATTTTAGAGTTTTGGATTAAAAATTCTATTATAAGAATCACTCATTTTTTAACTTCAAATGGAAATCATTCTGATTTTTCTGAATGGCAAAATGTTAAAAACCAACTAGAAGCTATTGATTTAAGCGGTGTAACTTTTCCAACAAACGTAAGTCCGCAAGAATGGTTTAGCTCTCAATCAGGACATTCATCTAAAAAAATGTTGCAATTACCATAAGATATTTTAAATATCTTATATATGTTATCAAATGTAATTAAGTTTAGTTGTCATGCTGATTTAGCAGATAATGAAATTATAAAACCAAAACCTGCAAAAAAACTTTTACCAGACTGGTATAAAAACGTTAATCCGCATGGATTTCCTGAAAGAAATATAAAAGGTTGTATGCCTTTTTTAGATGGTATAACTGCAGGATATACTTTACCGTTACCCCAGGACTATCATTTAAATTATAATTTTTACAACGAAGAATTGAAAGAGTATGGTATTCGTTTTCATTGGGGAGCAGGAGATTCCCTTAATGAAAATAAATTACATGAATATAATTTAAACACCCACACTGCTCAAGAACATAGTATTCATCAATTGGGAGGCCCTGATAGTTTTCCAGTTAAAAAAAATGGTAACTCATTTAATTTTTTAAAAATATTAAATCCTTGGTTAATAGAAACACCACCAGGTTATTCTTGCTTATTTATTCCACCTGTTTTAAATGAAAACAATTATTTTAATATTATTCCTGGAATTGTTGATACAGATAAATTTAAATTACATATTAATTTTCCTATTATAATTAATGGTGATGCCTATCCAAAATTTGAAAAAATGTTTAAACAGGGAACCCCATATGTACAAATAATTCCTTTTAAAAGAGAGTCTTGGAAAGCTGCTTTTGATACTGTAAAAAATAATAATAAAAATAAATTTAATTATTTAAGTTCTTTACTTAATGCCTACAAAGATAAAATATGGTTTAGAAAAAAATGGGATTAAATGAATTAATACACCAAGAATTTAATATCATGCCAATTGAAGCATTAAGTTCTTTTTTAAAATGGTTAAACTTTAAAAAAGATGACTTTGAAAAATCTGGAATTGTTATTCCTAATTCTAAAAATAAACAAGTTATAAACGAACAAGTAAGAAAAGTAAAAAGTTTAAATCTTTCTTTAGATACAAATTCACAAACCGAAATACATTGGTGTAATTTTTTAGGTAAAATTATACTAGACCTTAAAAATAAATATGAAACAAAACTGAATACAAAGTGTGTAGTTGAAGGAATTAACGAGATTAATGTTTTAAAATACGAAAACTCTGGTCATTATAATTTTCATACAGACCATTGTAGATCAATACCTAGAACTTTATCAGTAATAATTTTATTAAATAATGATTACGAAGGTGGAGATTTGGTTTTTAAAGATATTAAAAATCAATCTGAGCTGCTAAGAGTAAAACCAACACCTGCTTCAGCAATAATTTGGCCTAGTAACTTTATGTATCCACACAAAGTAGAGCCAATAACGAAAGGAACAAGGTATTCTGTTGTATCATGGCTACTATAAAAGATAAAAAATATATTTTAGTTAAAAATTTTTTAAGTGAAGATGAATTAGATTTAGCAAAAAATTACATACTTATTAAACATAAGGAAAATAAACAAGATTTTGATCTTGTAAAAAACAACAATTGTGATTCTATTTTTTATAAAGATCCATTTGGAGAAGCTCTCTTGTATAAAAAAATTTCTTTGATGGAAGATAAAACAGGTTTAAAATTGTTTCCCACTTATTCTTTTTCCAGATTTTATACATACAATTCTGAACTAAAAAAACATACTGACAGACCCTCTTGCGAAATATCAGTAACTATAATGTTAGGAAGTGATGGAACAGAGTGGCCTATCTTTATGAATAATAATCCAATACACATGAATCCAGGAGATGCTTGTATATATTTAGGTTGTGATCTAGTGCACTATAGAGAACATTTTAAAGGAGATTGGCACGCACAATGTTTTTTGCATTATGTAGACCAAAATGGACCACATAAAGATCATAAATACGATCAAAAAGTATATTCTATATAATTGGCATTAGTTTATTTTTAATACTGAAAATGCTATAATACCTTATGCCTTTGACAAACGTACAGATTAGACCTGGATTTAATAAACAAGTAACAGCCACAGGGGCTGAGGGTCAGTGGACTGATGGTGATTTTGTTAGATTTAGATACAGCCTACCTGAAAAAATAGGTGGTTGGCAACAAATTACAAGTCAAACATTAGTGGGTGCTGCAAGAGAACAACTAGTTTGGGCTGATTTAGATGGCCGTAGATATGCAGCAATAGGCACTCACAAGGCATTAATTATTTATTATGAAGGTGCATTCTATGATATTACACCTTTAGACACAGCTTTGACAGGTTGTACATTTGATACAACCGACACCTCTGCAACGGTTACTGTAAATAAAACAACTCACGGATTATTAGCTGGAGATTTAATTACCTTCACCTCAGTCACTCCACCAGTAGGTGCGGGATATGTAGCAAGTGATTTTGAAACAAATACGTTTGAAGTTATATCTGTACCAGATTCAGATACGTTTACTGTCACTATGGCATCTGCTGCAACAGCAACAACTTCAGCAAGCGGTGCTGCAACAGTTAATCCATACATTAAACCAGGACCAGTAGATCAAACTTACGGTTATGGTTGGGGAACAGATACTTGGAGTTCAGGAGAATGGGGAGAAGCTTCAGGAACATCTAATGTTGTTCTTGATCCTGCATCATGGTCATTAGATCATTTTGGGCAAAAACTTATTGCAACAATTAAAAATGGTAAAACATTTGAATGGGATCCCATTACTGCAGTGCCGGCAGCATTATCTACAAGAGCTACTCTAGTTAGTGGAGCCCCAACAAGATCGGTAATGTCTATTGTTTCTGAAAGAGATAGACACTTAATTATACTTGGAACTGAAACAATTATTGGTACTGAGTCTTCTCAAGATAAAATGTTTATTAGATTTAGTGATCAAGAAGACATATCTGATTATACACCTACATCCATTAATACTGCAGGAACATTTAGATTAGATTCTGGTGTTAAAATTATAGGTGCAGCAAAAGCAAAAGATTATATTTTAATTCTTACTGATACCTCTGCATACGTTATGCAGTTTGTAGGACCACCATTCACATTCTCTATTAGACAAGTAGGAAGTAATTGTGGAGCTATTGGTCAACATGCTATTAAATATGTTAATGGAAAAGTATTTTGGATGGGTCAAGCAGGAGGATTTTTTGTATTTGATGGTACCGTTAAATCATTACCATGTTTAGTAGAAGATTTTGTATTTACAAATAAAGGAGATAATCTTGGAATTAACTACAGTTCAGGAGAAGTAGTTTATGCAGGACTAAATCATTTATATGAAGAAATTAATTGGTTTTATCCAAAATCTGGATCAACGACCATAGATAGAGTTGTTACTTATAACTATACAGAAAACACATGGACAACAGGAACTTTAGATAGAACATCTTGGCATGATTCAACATTGTATGACAACCCATACGCAACAAAGTTCAACGGATCAGGGACACCGAGCTTTCCAACAATACAAGGTGTAACATCGGCTAACGGTGCTTCAACATATTACGCACATGAAATAGGAAACAATGAAGTAGATTCAACCGGTGCAAAAACTGCAATACCTGCATTCATTCAATCAGGAGATTTTGATTTAGCAATAGAAGGCGATGGTCAAATGTTTATGAGTATGAGAAGATTTATTCCTGATTTTAAATTGTTAACTGGTAATGCTCAAATTACAATTAACTTAAGAGACTATCCAACGGATGCTGCGGTGTCTTCACCTTTAGGTCCATTCACGATAAATAGTTCTACCGATAAAGTAGACACACGTGCAAGATCGAGGTTCGCTAGTTTAAGAATTGCAAATACATCAACAGATGAGAATTGGAGATTCGGGACATTTAGAGCAGACATACAACCAGATGGCATGAGGGGATAATGGCTAAAGTAGATATTAATATACCAGAACCAACACCTACTTACACAGAGGAAAACCAAAGACAGATAGCTCAGTCATTAAGAACGTTAAAAGACAAATTAAATACTTCTTTTCAAGAAGAATTAAAACAAGAAGTCGAAAGATTTACTTGGTTTAATATGAGGATAGGCTGTTAATGTCTTGTAATAATGTAAATAGAGAACTACCTTTTGGTTTAGATGTTGCAGCAGGTAAGATACCTGGTGTTAATGCTCTTTATAAATTTGGAGATAATCCTGCAATTACTAATGTAGAAGAAACTATTTGGACACAAGGTGGAATTTATGTTTACCCAACTTCAGCGGAAGCAGCTTATATAAGTTCAACTGATG